AGTCGAATGCCTCCTGGCCCCCACGGGCATTAAGAAATGTTTCAATCTCGTCGGCTTCAGTGTCGGAGACGCTGTACTCCAGCTGCCACTCTTTGGGATTTTGGTTTAGCCCGAAAATTGCCCTCATCTCGTAGCCGTCGCCGTACTGGACTTTGGTAACTCGGGGCTGACTTGTCCTAGTCACCGAGTACGTAGGGTTGTAGTAGGTAGGAAAAGTGGCCATTAGCGTCGGGTTCCAGCCAAGAGGCCACCTGGGCGTTGTTGTTTCACCAATTCTGCCTGAACTGCAGCCGAAACGGCAACCCCAAGTTGTTTGGCCTGTTGTTGGTCGCTCTGGACGTTGGAGTTGCCGCTGGCATCCACATTGACCACCACGTTGGTACTGCCACCGCCTAGGGCATCGTTGGGAATGACAGTGCCACTACGGCCAGGCATAAACAGCTCAGGGCCTCTCTCACCCACGATGTAGGGCATACCTCCAGTTACAGGTCCACCAGCTGCTCTATACGAAACTCCGATACCACTAAGATCTCCGAGTGGATTATTGATACTTGCAGGAGCAGATAGATTTGATAAACCTTTGCCCCCACCACCAGGAAATAGTTGCAGTACGGAATTAAGAATTGTCATTTGGATCCACTTAGCGATAATCTGCGCCGCCATATCTAGGAAGGCGTCAGCCACGCTCTGGAAGAAACTACCCAGGGCCTCCCGTGCAGTCATGGAGCCATCAATAATTCCTTTAAACGATGTGCTGAAGGCTGTGCCAATCGCATCAGCAGCTGTTACAAGTTGATTTACAGGATCTTGTAATTTATTTAGTTCACCTCTCAATTCGTCTGATTTTATTTGGAGCCTATTCCGGGTAGATGCTCCCTCAGTGATAGCACCACCAGCTTCGGTTACTTTAGTATTTAGTCCAGTTTTTAGAGTATTAAGTTGTTTAACAATATCTTGAAGTACGGGATCTTTGGTGAAAGATGGTAAAGCTGTAATTGTATTTATTAACGTATTGTAAGTACTTTCAGTTAAGTCTTTTGCAATTTTTAAATCGGCAAGTTCCTTAGCAATTTCAGGCAAAGTGCCAGTGCGAATTAAGTTTCCATACTCACGTTCAAAAGCGGCTTTATCCTTCTGCTGTTTAATAATAGCGTTGTACTGGTTCAGTAACTCACTGTTGGGCTTAAGAATCTGTTCGGCTAGTTTTAAGTCATTTTCCTTGAGTCCATTGATTTTTTGTAAGTGAGCAATAGTTTGCTCGTATTGCTTGAGCTGAAGATTGGCAGCCGTCTCTTCGGCAGTGGCCGAAGCCGAAGTGTTTGCCATCTTCGGAACCTGAGCCATAGGGGTAAGTTTGCTGATTGTCAGTCCCACAAACTGCCTTTCTATATCAGAAAGTTGTGCTCTTAACAAATTAGCCATGTCTATGGCCTGTTGTTTTTCTCTGTTTAATGCTTCTGTGTTCATAGATTCTGAACCTGGAACCTTACGTTTTTTAAGTTCTAAGTAAAAATCAGTTTCTTTAATCTGTCGTTCTTGTTGCATTCCTTGTTGAATAAGACCCAATCGAACAGCACCCAAAGCGCGGGTGTACTGCATTCTTGAAATCTCTTCGTTTTGTTTATTGATACCCTCATTGACTTTGGCAATACGCCTCTGACTGTCCTCATTGGTACGAGCAATTTTAAGTGCGTTGTCATATTTATAGCGTTCAATAGCAACTTGGGCTTTTAGATAGTTGAGCTGGATCTCCTGTTGTTTTTGTGCAGCTTCGGCCTCGACTGACATCCTGCCAGTTCGCCACTCGGATATAGCTGACCTGACAGTGTTGATAACATTGGCTTGCTCTGGATCAGATGACAACACAGCATTTATTGAGCCTTGAAGGGTCTGCTCACGGTTGTTAAGTTGCTGGCGCTTAATCTGTTCAGCAGTTAACTTCTGCTCGTATCGCAACTCTTGTTCGCGCATACGCATTTTTGCGTCTTGAACCTTACGAAGAACTTCAAGGTTCAAGTCTTGTTGAGCGCGAAGGCCCTGAAGAACCATGTCCTGGTACTCCAGTTCATTAGCTCGTTGTTGGTGTTTAATGTTTCTATTGTTTTCAATAATCGCGTTAAAAATGTCTCGGGCATCTTTTAGTGCAATAGCTTTTTCTTCTAGAGCAAATTTTTGTTTCAGTTGAGCTTCCTGTTCGGCCAATTTGTTGCGGAGTTCGGTAGTTCCTATGGGAGCGCTTTCGCGTAACTTACGTAACTCTTCCTCAAAGGCACTGACTCGTTCAAGAGCAGCTATCCTCTTGTCGTCAATCTCCTGCGCGACTTTGCTCATCGTTAGCGATCTAGCAAGGAGCCCGTTCTTCGCACGTAAAAGCTCAAGATTTTTGCTATTGGATGTAATTTGTTTGTCGAGTTCTGCAAGTTGGTTTTCGTATTCAACAGTACCTTTCTGTGCTTCTTCTGCTAGTTGAGCACCTAACTGACTTGCGCCAGGTATCAGGTTTACCAGATTGCCAATTCCTGTAATAGCAAGATTAACCACCATGAAGATGGCTTGGACGCCACGCAGTATTGCGTTAAGAGCAAACAGAAAGGGTGCGGCAAGAATGGCAAGCGTTGTTCCAACTGCCTTAGTTACACCGTTCCACGCTTTTTGAAGTTCATTAACAGCAGCGGTTGCGCCTGTGTTTGCTAGTCCACCTACATCACCTGTCTGCACAGTCATAGCTGACTTTTGCAGTTCTTGGGCCTTGGCAAAATTGCCTTGCGCTTTGGTTAAGTTGACCTGCTTTTCTAACTCTGCCGTAAAGTACGCCCCCTGTTCTCTAATGTTTGCGTAGCTGTCACCCGCTAGGACAAATGCGTTACCCAGTTTCTGTACGGAGATAATTGCACTGTCAATAACTGCGCCCAATGCGCCGCCTAAGATCTGGCCGCCAAAACCAGAGCCCACAAAAGAACCAGCAATGGAGCCAGCAATACTGCCTGGACCGGCTCCAAACAACAATGGAAAACCCGCGCCAAGAGCAAGGTTTTCGCCAAATTTACCAACGGATTTTTGTGTTGCTTCAAATCCTGGAACTGGTAGTGGTCCAGCCGATGGAAAACCTCCAGCTGGCATACGGGGGCCTGGACTTACAGGACGTGTATAGGCAGTGGTTTCTTTAATTCCAGCTGCTGTCAAACGTGCTATACGATCTTGTTCATTTACCTGTTTTAATAAAGCAACACGTTCAGCTAAACCAGTATTAAGTGCATTATTTGCATCTATGTACACACGTGCGGCTGTAGTAGCCAAAGACGTGCCTAGGGCTACTCGATTAAATTGTTCAGCAGCATCACTTACGGCATCTGTTAAATTATTTATATTGCGTATTGAGTACACTCCATTACCGATATTTGCAATTTTAGAATTAAAAGTACTTATTGAAGTTGTTAAATTTTGTATTCTGTCTTGGAGCCGCTTTAGCTCTTGAGCGCCTTTTACGGCGATCTCAATATCGGCTCTGTAGGCCACGGCGCCGCTACGATCTGGTACCCCAGCTTACTCAATAAAAAGCCGCCGTGGTTATCGGCGGCGTTTTGCATCTTCCATTGCCTTTTCCTGGTCCTCGTTGAGAATGCAGAAGTAGGCGCTCCAGCCGAGTAGTTCTTCAGCGGTCATTGTGGACCGAACTTCGGAAAGCGTTTTGCCCAGCTCCTTGGCAACGCCAAATTGGAGCATAAGCCAACTGTCTTTCCGTAGTTCGGCGCTTAGGATTTTGGGTCGATGGGCTCAGAATCATCGGTCAGGATTGCCAGCATCAATGACTGGAGATCCTTGTCCTTGACTTCGTTTTTCAACACGTCGATTTCGCCAGTGCTGAACAGCTTGGCTCCGTTTTCGTCGCAGGCTTTTTGAATTAGAAGCTGGAGGGCGAAGGCGTTGGCGTCGTCAGACTTGGCGTTTTTCTGGGCGCGTTCACGCTCAGCCATCGTCAGGGGTGCCACCCACATTTCAAAACTGCTGCCGTCGCTCAGTTCCACCAGCTTTTTGCTGGGTTCGAGGTTGGCAGCTTTACGCAGGCGGTCAATGGCGCGGGTTGGAATTGAGGCGGGCATACACTTGTCGGGGGTGTTGTTTTACTGTAGCGCAGTAGTCATAAAAAAGCCCCAGCGGTGAGGCTGGGGCTCAGTTCCCGACTGTCTGATTATCAGGCAGTGGTCAGGAAGTCGAAAGTAGGGGTAGATGCGGGACGGAAGCTGATCGAGACGGTTTGGGCGTTGTCAGGATCAATCGTCATCGAGGCGTTGGTCAGGATGGCGTCCATCGCAATCGAGCGGCTCTTGGTTTCGTCAACCGTGCCGCTGCTGATGATGCGGTTGGTGTACAGCTTGAAGGCTGCACCACCCTGTTGGCGCTGGAGCACGTCCTCGATCATGCGGTTAGCAAAAGCAAAGTCGTCATCAGCCATGTACACGGTGCAAGAGCCGGTGCCATCACCGAAACCAGCAACGTAGTTTTTGAAGGGGACGTACTGACCTGGGGTTTGACCGATGGTGGTGACGTCGATCTCAGCGCGGGTAATGTCAAAAGTCCAGTCGCGGACTTGGCCCACAACGGCAAAATCCGAGTAGTAAGCCTCGAATTTGTTGGGGCTGACGGCGGTACCTTGGGTGGTGATCGTGATGACGGAGCCGCCGAGGGTGGCGGAAACAGTCAGAGCGCCAGTGGAAGCGGTGTAGCCGATCACGTAGTAGAGGGTGCCAGCAGTGATACCGGCGGGCAGGGTGCCAGCGGGGGTGCCACCGGCTTGGTTGACGACGCGGAATTTGACGGGATCGCCAACTTTGAAGTTGAAATAGGAGCCGACGCTCAAGACGGCAGTAGCAGTGGTGACATCAGTGGGGCCGAAGGCAGCAGTGGTGCCAGCGGGCTTGTAGTAGAGGGCGCCGGACGTGCCGGTCAGAACAGTAGTGGCCATGGGGACGTTCCTAGAGGGTTGAGCAGTGGGGCGGGCACTGCCCGGCTTCTAATAGGTTAGCGCGGATGCACACTAGGTTAAAACTGTTGCAGTAAAGGATGTTTCCATACGTCCCATGAACAAGGGCGCATCTTCTGTTGCTGAAAATGTAGGACCGTTCAGTGAACCAACACGGAAAAATACGCCAGTTGCAGTTTTACCTGT